CGCTGACGCGAACATGGAGCTTGCTTCCACTAACAACAATGACGGCTCCAACGGCGTAGTCACAGACACAGTCGATTTTGGTGTTTACGGTAACTTCAACAAATCACCTGGCGGGGCAAATACAACCGCATATGGCGGCTTTTTCCGCGATGCTAGTGATAGCGGTAAATTTAAGTTTTACACTGGGTTGGAAGCAGAGCCAACGTCCACAGTAAACACTGCCGGGACAGGATATACGGCTGCTACAGTGGTTGCTGGCACGTTTGAGGGTAACCTAGCCGGATCTCCCACAATCACTGCCGCTACTGTGGCTACAAGCCTCGATATGAATGGCAATGAACTTATTCTGGACGCGGATGGTGACACGTCGATCACCGCTGATACTGACGATCAGATCGACATCAAAATTGGTGGCTCTGATGGGATCAACATCACATCAGCGGTCATTCAGCCCGCAACAGACGCTGGCATATCGCTTGGTACGGCCAGCAATAAGTTCAGCAATCTTTACGCCTCTGGAACAGTAGATCTTGGGACCGGCGTTAACATCGACGGTGGTGAGGTTGATGGAACGCCAATCGGCGCAAACTCTGCATCCACGGGTGCTTTTACAAGCATCAGCGCATCGAGCCAGATCACCTCAACTTTGGCCACCGGCACCGCACCAATGGTGATTGCCTCAACAACGGCGGTGAGTAACTTAAACGCTGACATGTTGGATGGACAACATGCACCATCAGGCACAATCGTTGGTACGTCAGACACTCAAACTCTGACCAACAAAACGCTCACAAGTCCAGTGATGACGACCCCCCAGATCAACGACACATCCGCTGATCATCAGTATATTTTTGCTGTTTCTGAACTCGCGGCGAATCGCACGGTCACGATGCCTCTTCTGACGGCGGATGACACCTTTGTCTTTGCCAACTTTGCCCAAACTCTGGACAATAAAACGATTGACTGTGGAACCTTCTCATAATGTCAGAAAACACCCCGGATCTGAACATCTTGCGGAGTCAATTGGCTTACCAGAATGAGTATGCAAACTGTCAAGGTGATGTCACCGGAGAGTTTATTGGACGTTTTTTGGAGTCTGAATCAAAGCTTCGCATGGCTGAAAAAAGTAACAGGGCAATCACAGAAAGCCTTTCCAGCTATCAGAAGCGAAACGACGAACTAAAGCGCGAAGTTGAAGAGATGCGCTCTGAACTTGAGGCGGCAAAATCAAATGTGAAGGCGTTTGAGGACCAGAACAACGATCTGCGAAAGCAAGTCGATGACCTTCGAGTGAAGAAACAAGAAATCACAAATCAGCGCCAACAATATCAAGAAACAGCGGGAAAGTTCTCTGAAGAGATTTTTAATCTCAAGCAACTGCTTGAGGACCAAAAAAAGGGAATGAAGCGTGGTAAACGTAGTCAAGCATAAGCGTAGCAGTACGAGCGGCGAGATACCCAGCGCCTCTGATCTAGAGGTTGGTGAAATCGCTGTGAATACGGCTGATGCGAAGCTTTTCGTAAAGCATACAGATGGAAATGTCTCAGAAGTTGTAGGCTCCTCGCTTTCCGGTTTTCCAACGGACACAGATGCAGACAGTTCAGACCTTATTCCTGTTTATGACGTGACTGCGGCTCGATGGGAAAAGCAAACTATTTCTAATGCAGCTTTAGTTGGCCCGACCGGCCCTACTGGCGACACGGGCGATAAAGGTCAAAAAGGCGATGATGGTGCCGCTGGTGTCGATGGCGCAGCGGGTTCTGATGGCGCAAAGGGCGAAAAGGGCGAAAAGGGCGAAAAGGGTCAAACAGGCGACACGGGGGACGCGGGTGCTGATGGAGCCGCTGGTGCAGATGGTGTGGCTGGCGATAAGGGCCAAAAAGGTGAGGTCGGGGCTGACGGAGCGGCGGGTTCCGCAGGGGATAAAGGTCAAAAAGGGGACACTGGGGACACTGGTGTCGCAGGGGTCGATGGCTCTAACGGAGACAAAGGGCAAAAAGGTGAGATAGGCGCTGATGGGGCGGCAGGTTCCAACGGCGATAAGGGTCAGAAGGGCGATACGGGTAGTACGGGGGCTAACGGGGCTGACGGCTCTGACGGAGCCAAAGGTCAAAAAGGCGACACTGGGGCCGATGGTGCAGCGGGAGCGGCGGGTTCTGATGGTGCAAAGGGCCAGAAGGGTGATACTGGTGCGGCTGGCTCTGACGGTTCTGACGGATCGGCTGGCGCAAAAGGCGAAAAGGGTCAGAAGGGTGAAGTTGGCGATTCTGGCGCAGATGGGGGGGATGGTTCCAAGGGCCAAAAGGGAGAGGCAGGCGCTGAAGGTCAGGCTGGCTCTAAAGGGGATCAAGGCAATTTTGGCGGTGCGACATTTAATTATTCATTCAATACAAACACCTCCAATGCCGACCCGACCTCTGGGAAGGTTGGTTTTAACAATGCGACGATTTCTAGTGTTACTCAAATCTACATTGACGACCAAGACGCTGGCGCGACTGATATTCAATCATTCTTGAGAACAATCGACGATAGTACATCGACGATCAAGGGCCATGTCCGTTTCTCTAATTCTCTGGATGCGACCGATTATGCAATTTTTACAATTTCGTCGATCAGTGAACAAACAGGTTATTTTATAATCAATGGTTCATACATTGATGGATCTGCAAGTGCCTTCACAAACAATGAAGATTTGATTGTTACATTTGCTCGAACTGGCGATGTCGGTGACAAGGGGCAAAAGGGTGAAGTCGGTATTTCTGGGAACGATGGCACAAACGGAGCCAAAGGAGAGAAAGGCCAGAAGGGCGACACAGGAGCGGCTGGCTCGAATGGTGATAAAGGTCAGAAAGGCGACACAGGCGCAACGGGTGCAACGGGTGCAACAGGCAGCGCAGGTTCTGATGGGGCCAAGGGTCAGAAAGGTGAAGTTGGCGCGGCGGGATCAAATGGTTCCAACGGGGCCAAAGGCGAGAAGGGTCAGAAAGGTGAGGTCGGGGCTTCGGGTTCGAATGGCTCAAATGGCTCTAAGGGCGAAAAAGGCCAGAAAGGTGAAGTTGGTGCGACAGGTGGCACAGGTGGAACTGGGCCGACAGGAGCCAAAGGACAGAAGGGCGAAACAGGAGCCACTGGCTCAACTGGTCCTACTGGACCAACTGGACCTACAGGTGCAAAAGGCCAGAAGGGTGAAGTTGGAGGCACTGGTCCCACTGGACCAACTGGACCAACTGGACCCACAGGTGCAAAAGGTCAGAAGGGTGAAGTGGGCGCGACAGGCGGTACTGGCCCCACGGGTCCAACGGGTGGAACTGGGCCGACAGGTGCCAAGGGTCAGAAGGGACAAACGGGAGCGACAGGCGGAACGGGACCGACAGGTGGAACGGGACCGACAGGTGCCAAGGGGCAAAAAGGAGAGGTTGGCGGTACTGGTCCAACAGGTGGAACTGGCCCCACGGGTCCAACTGGTGCCAAGGGTCAGAAGGGAGAAACGGGAGCCTCTGGCGGCACTGGCCCCACTGGTCCCACGGGTCCAACGGGCGGCACTGGCCCTACGGGTCCGACAGGTGCTAAGGGTCAGAAAGGCCAAACTGGGGCTACAGGTCCGACAGGATCGACAGGACCAACGGGTCCGACAGGTCCAGCGGGTGGATTTACAACAAACTCAAATGCTAGGGTAAACAGTCTCGGCGTAAATACTAATGCAAGCGGCACGGCGGGTGAAATTAGAGCAACAAACAATATTACTGCTTACTATTCGGATGCAGGGCTAAAAAACTTTGAGGGTCCAATCTCGGATGCGCTTGCAAAACTAAATTCGCTGACGGGGTACTACTTTTACGAGAACGGGATCGCAAAAAGCCTTGGGTACAACAACGACAAAAGACAGGTCGGGGTTTCGGCGCAGGAAGTTGAACGAGTTTTGCCCGAAATCGTCACGACTGCACCGATCAGCGATAGATTTAAAACGGTCTATTACGACAAGCTGGTCCCTCTTTTGATTGAGGCCATTAAAGAATTAGACAAGAAGGTGGAAAAAAAGAATGGCACTTCCAACTAGCGGTGCTCTCAGTCTAAATGCAATACACGTTGAAGCTGGCGGCACGTCTGGTACTCAATGTTCTATGAATGACACAGATATTAGAGGTCTTTCTCCCGCTTCGGGGAAAACAATAAACTCCACACTGGGAACTCAAGTAGATTTCAACAACTATTACGGAGCCTCTGGTGAAACTGTTTATCAAATGACAGGCGTAAGTTATATCGCGTATAGCACTAGCAGTAAGACTGGTGGTCCAGCACATATAATATTTAAAACTGCAAGCGAGCAAAGTACTATTGATGCTGCTTGGGTCAATTCTTTGTCTAGTTATAACACAAGTTTTAGTAGTTATAACAATAAAGCCTTTTTCATAGAGGATTATTATGGCACTACTAATTCTAATAATGGTCCCTTAATGGGTTGGGCGTATGATGTAGTTTATACTAGCGTAAGACCAAGTAGTACCATGAGTACTCGCTCACTTGCAAATGATGGGGTCGCCGGACCCGAGGCTTATATGAAGTCGGGTGTTTATTGTAAATTATATTATAGCAACAGTTTGATAGAGACGTGGACACTTCAACAGAATGAAAATTGGGGAGATGGAACTTGCCTTCGCAAAGTAAGCCGGACTACAACATCTGCAAGTTACAACGTAATAACTTCCAGCAGAACTACCGCAAGTAATTGGCGGCTAGATTTACATGTGTCTGGCACATGAGGTATTATCTTAAAAAATCCAATGAATTTAATGAAAGTCTGTTTGACACTGTATATTCTTATAGTGAAAAAATCGCATTAGACCATTTTAAGGATCATTATACTCCTGAAAGAGTTGAAGAATTGGGTGGACCAAGGGAAGCCTTTAAACTTTTTTATCTCCATAGGGCGCTTCACCCCCCTTATTTTTTTGTTGAGGGATACGAAATTTTGCCCGATGGCGAGCTTCATCCTCTAGGTTATTGGTCGGCTGGTATCCATGAAAAAACTTTGTCTGTTACGGTTGCGTTGTTCGCAAGAAGGCCAAATACTGATAGGCCAGTAGTAGCTGATCCCCAAAGTTGGGTTGATGTAATGTCATGGGCTAAAGAACAGGGATGTAATCGCTTTCTTTGGCAGTCACATCCCAGCGGTAGAATCTGGAAGGCTCTTACAATGATGGAGCCAAAAATAAATTACCCTGTAACATATACCGTTATTGACGAAAAACACGCGAACATGGAACTAGACTTGAGGGCGGCATGATAATTACAAACACATGGGCGTTTATACACATTCCAAGAACAGGTGGCTCAACTTTTAAAGAGACTTGGATACGAGCGGGTAATGATGAGATGACTTACAGCGCCTATCATATCTTAGAGCGAGCCGGTTTAGATGGAAGTCAACCATTTCCTATGCACGTAAAGTTTTCATTATGGGAGCATATTGCAAACGATAAGGACGTTTTCTCGATTGTTAGAAATCCATATGACAGGGCTACAAGCATGTGGCGTTATTATAAAGATATTGCTCATGGGTTACCTGATGAAGTGAACTTAAACATAAACACCAACATAAACTTTCGTAGATTTTTATTATTCAGTAATGGTGGCTTTTCGCCATCAACTACGCAAAAAGAATATATCCGCTCCGCTAATAAAAGCGTCACCATTTACAAATTCGAAACTGATCTGGCTCAAGTGTACACTGATCACGGCATGACTATAATGGATGCCGTAAATGCGTCTGAAGACACAGAAAACATATTGGACGACCCAGAAAATCTGGCTCTTGTCAATGAAATCTTTGACGAAGATTTTGCGGAATTTGGCTACGAAAAAAGATAAAAAAAGATGAGACAAAACTGGAGAATGTGGTCGGGGGCAATTAGTGATTTTCAAATCGCGCAAATAATTTCCAAAGCCGAAAATATACAAAGGGCTGAAACCTTTAACCAAGGCGGCTCAGAGGTGAGGTCAAGCAGGGTCGCTTGGCTTTCTGACATAGATATTTTGAACATGCTGTTTGAATATGTTGAAGAAGCAAATCAAAATTACTTCAAAGCACATATATATAAAAAAGCAGATGTCCAATATACGGAATATCACGCTTCAGAAGGGGGCCATTATAATTGGCACCATGATATTGATTGGAACAGAAATGATGGCTTGGATCGAAAGCTTAGTGTGACCGTTCAATTGAGTGAACCACACGAATACGAAGGCGGCAATTTTGAGTTTTCTGAAGTAGAAGCCCCGAACAATCAAAGCCGTGCAAAGGGTACAGTTTTGGTGTTTCCCAGTTATTTAAGTCACAGGGTCACGCCCGTAACCAAAGGTATAAGAAAAAGTCTTGTCGCTTGGTTTGAGGGTCCGACTTGGCAATAATATATCAAATTTCACTTCACGGGGATGCGTTTGATGCCAGAGGACGATCATGGGCCGATTTAGAGGCTGAGAGCGGTTGTAAGCGCGATAGAGAGTGGAAAGACCCCCTTCTTGACAGACATATGCTGGAGACAGAGTTTGGGTGTTCTGTGAGCCATCTGCGCGTCTGGCATAAAATTGCAAATTCTGGATTGAACGGAATAATTTTTGAAGAGGACGCAATTTTTGAAAGCATTGACGTTTCTCACGTTGATGAAATCCTAAAGCACCACGACAGTGCATGGCTGGGCTACCGAAAAAATACACTTGGATATTGGTACAACTGCCACGCATACGCACTGACCCCAGAAACGGCGAGACTTTTGATTAAAGGCTTTTCCGAAAGGATAATACCAGTGGATGAGTGGGTTCCACTGACGCTCTTAGATCACAAAAAAGAAAACTATTTCTTTGAGCCGGAGCGCGTGAAGCAAATCCCACGATCAATAAGACCTAGCACAATTGAGATAAAGCAAATGAAAAACCACGTACTAACAGTTGGCACTGACGAAGACAAAATGTGGGCACTTGATCAATCCACAAAGCGACACGGGATAAACTACATCAACTTAGGAAAAGGGATGCAGTGGCATGGCGGCACAATGGAAGGTCAAGGGGGCGGTCAAAAAATAAATTTAGTGCGCAACCACATTCAGTCATTGCCAGACGATGATGTCGTTCTTTTTGTGGATGGTTATGACGTTTTCTTTTGCGACGACTTGGCGACAATTTCTGAAAGGTTCAGAGGGTTTAACTGTGACATACTCTTTGCCGCTGAAAAGGATTGCTGGCCTCTTGCGAACATGGCCTCGCAATTTCCTATGACACCAACACCGTACAAGTATTTGAACAGCGGCGTTTATATGGGCAAGGTCAGGCACCTCAAAACCTTTTTCAATGAGACTGTTATTGGTGATCAAGACGATCAGCTTTGGATGCAAGAAAAATTTCTCAGCCAGAGAGAATTGAATATTCAACTGGATTACGAAGGGTATATTTTTCAGTGTAATGACGATGTTTCGGTCAGGAACGGTCAGATTATGAACGGTATGTGCTGCCCTTGTATTTATCATGGCAACGGCGGCACTGACGCAAAGCACAGGTTTGTAAATTTAGCAGGTTTTTTTGATTATGCTAAAGCAGGTCCAACTGGTCCAGAAATAGGTCCAACGGGGCCAACAGGTTCGAACCCTTTGCCCCCTTCACCCCCTTCGTCCCCGTACTACATGGACTTAGATTTCGAAGTAGTTGCCAATGACATCATCGTGACGAAGTTTTTGACGGAAAATCAATGTCAGTATTTGATCGACATATCTGAAAACCACGGTGGATGGGAGCCAATGCCCAACGACAAATTCCCAGCCTACGAAATTCGTTTAAAGGAACTCGGTCTTTGGGATGAATACGAGCGGCTCTGGAAAGAAAAACTGGGGATGATCGCAGAGCAATACTGGCAACCAATGCAGCATTACGGGCTGCGGGATGCGTTCACAATGCGGTATTCAGTGGACACGCAAAAAACACTTGGATTTCACACTGACGCCTCACACGTCACAGGGTCAGTGAAATTGAACGACAATTATGACGGTGGGGTTCTTATATATCCGCGTCAGAACTTTGATAATTCAAAGGTGGCAATCGGTGACTGCATTCTGTTTCCAAGCCAAGTCACTCACGGTCATTATGTAAATGAACTGACGAGTGGTGTGAAATACTCGCTGACTATGTGGACGAGCCGTTATAAAGGCGATGTAAATGGCTAAGTTTTTTGTTGAAATTGGCGCGGCAAACTTTGATACGCTGCTACCTTTGGCAAAAGCAGGGTGGCGAGGAATAGTTGTAGAACCTACTCCACATCTGTTTAATCAATGTGTAGAAATGTTTTTGCCTTATGATGTTAAGGTTGTTCAAGCGGCCATCTCTGATTACAGCGGTCAAATAGATTTTGCTGTTGCCAGGGACGATGGGGGGTGGCTTACGGGGTGTTCCCATGTTGTTGCCGATAATCATCTTGGCGAGAAGTTAAGTGATCATCCATTGAACAAAGATAATTTCAATAAAAGAATTACGGTAGATTGTCTCACTTTAGACAAATTGTTAAGTGATGTAGACTCTGTAGACTTTATGAAGGTTGATGTAGAGGGGCATGAAAACAATATTTTCAACGCCTATTCGTTTCGGATAAAGCCTTCTTTCCTGAAAGTTGAACACAGGCACGTAGACGACATCCATTTAAAGCAGACTTTAGAGAAAAATGGGTATCTAGTTTGGACAGAGAAAGATGACATATATGCAATAACATAACAAAGGTTGCTTTGTATGATTACTCTACCTGAGAAGTACAAGAGGCTGTGTCGTGGGAAGCGTTGCAAATGTGACTTGATTTTTTCTACACACAAATTTATGCAGAAATGTAGAAGTGACAATTATAGGGGCCGTTTGGCCCTTTTTTTGTACGGAGAGACTTATGAGTTTTACACTAGTCGCTGAAACAGGGTCAGGAGTATCGGGCGCTAATTCGTATGCCACAGTAGCAAATGCCGACACATACTTCGAAGGCCAGATCTATAAAGACTCTTGGATCAAAGCATCAGCGGCTCAAAAAGCACAAGCTTTGGCGATGGCCACTTCTACACTGGATACACTCGTTAGCTGGGACGGGACAAAAAAAGCCTCAACAAACCCGCTCGAATGGCCCCGGAAGAATGTCACAGAAAAAAATGGGTATGCCGTAGCCGACAATATAATACCAGATGTTGTCAAAGAAGCGACTTACCTGACCGCGTTGGGGCTACTTGAAAGCAATCGACGCGAAGAACCCGGAGATGCGGGTATCGATGAACTTGGGCTTGAGGGTATTAATATTAAGTTCAACAAAACTGATAGATCGTCCATTCTTCCACATTTTGTAATGCTGATTGTTGAAGACTATGGCCGCATCAAGGGTGGGCGGTTCGCGTCAGTTTCGAGGGCATAATGGATCTGAGCAAGACAATATCCAAAAGCTTAAAAACAATTGGCAAAGTTGTTAAAAACGCTGAACGAGATATTGTTGTGACCAAGCTACGTGACAACGTAGAATACAACCCCACAACCGGCGAATTCAATCACGTCAACCCGAAGACGTATCGGGTCAAGGGCGTTGTCATGTCATCAAGCCAAAACGAGCAAGACCTTCAGCGCCAAAGACAGGACACCAAGCTTGTTTTAATAGCCTATGCGGATCTGCCCGTCAAAATCGACACTTCTGACAAGCTAAGTTTTGACGATCAGACATTTTTTGTCGTCCAAGCATCCATCGATGCTGCCTCTTCACTTCATCGAATAAATGTGAGGGCTGGATGACGATTAAAATGGTGAAGAAGGGCAAAGGCTTAGATCGTCTGGAAAAAGACTTGGAGAAGGCAATTACAAATGAACTTAAAGCAGTGTTGGAGATGGCCCACAATGAGGTTCTCGCACATACGCCGGTCAATACGGGAACGCTGGCTGCGAATACGAACTTCTCTCTCAATCAGCCTGATCGATCTTTCGGTGTACTGGAAAACGAGGTCGATAGAGATGCCTCTTCAGTCGGGCTTCCGGTCTATGGCGCATCAAATATGGAACAAAATCGCCCGCAAGC